TTGAAAAGGTTATGATGGCAGTTGTATTAGCATATTTTGGTGGCAGAACTACAGAAAAAGCAACTAGCATATTTAAGAAATAAATTTGACAGAAATTAGACCTAGACTAAAAGGTAATAAACTCATAGCCTTTAAAAACATTACTAAAAAAGAATCTCGCATTCTTGTCATCGGTGATTTACATGAACCTTTTTGTTTAGACTCTTATTTAGAACATTGTCAGTATATATATGCAAAGCATAATTGTAACAAAGTAATATTTATAGGAGACTTAATAGATAATCATTTTTCTTCTTATCATGAAACTGATCCAGATGGTATGTCTGGTGGCGATGAACTAGAGTTTGCTATACAAAGAATAGCAAGATGGTATAAATCATTTCCTAAAGCAGATGTTATAATTGGAAACCATGATAGATTAATTAGAAGAAAAGCTTTTTCTGGAAATATACCTAAAGCCTGGATTAAGTCTTATAAAGAAGTTTTAAAAACTCCAAAGTGGAAATTTAAGGATAGAGTAGTATATGACAATGTACAGTATGTTCATGGAGAAGCTGGAACTGCTAGAACTAAATGTAGAGCAGATTTACAGTCTACAGTACAAGGTCACTTACACACTCAAGCTTATACTGAATATTATGTAGGATCACAATTTAAAATATTTGGCTGTCAAGTAGGCTGTGGAATAAATTTCGATCAATATAGCTTTGCTTATGCTAAGAGAGGTAAAAAACCAGCTATCGGATGTGCTGTAGTTTTTGGTGGCAAGACTTGTATTAACGAATTAATGGAACTTGGCAAAAATGAAATGTAAAAAATGTGATAGCAAAATGGTAGAAATAGGATCAGCACAGAATGGTTTTATGTGGCTATGCAGAAAATGTAATTTCTTAAAATATTCTCGCTAATTATTAATAAACTTGCACCTATTCTTGCACCTAAAAAAATAAAACCCCTGTAAATCAATGACTTACAAGGATTTTAGTCGGGGTGGCAGGAGTTGAACATATTATCAGCAAATATCACTTTTTTTTATATCTACTCATAAATTCCTTCTTGCCAAATATTTTTATATAACTAATTATTAGTATTAATTATATTTAATTATATATTTACTTGCACCTATTCTTGCACCTATGCATTATTATTTAAAAGAACCTAACACAGATAAAGATAGTTTAATTTTTATAAAATACTTTGTCAGCAATGAAAATAAAAACTTTGTTTATAGTACTAAATTAAAGATAAATCCAAAAGACTGGTCAAAAGAAAATAGACTACCTAGACTAAAAAGGGGAGGAGATAGTTATAAAAACAGAAGAATTACAGAATCTCTTTTGGAACTAAATGATAAACTACATCAAGCTATTGACAAGCATGGAAGAGAATTGACTATTGGTCATTTAAAAGAGCATTTTAGCACAAAGAAAATAAATCTAATATATGTTGTTGATTTTTGGAAAGCATTTATAAAAGAAAGAGAAGATATGCAAGAGGTTGGTGTCAAGATGCTTATAAAATATAGGGCTATGCTTAATAAAACTTTAGATTTTCAAAAACACAATAAAAAAAAATATAAGCTTACTGATTTAAACGATAGTTTTTATGCAGAATTTATAACCTTCATGCGAAAAACATATAATCTAAATGACAACACTTTGCACAGATACATGAGTATTTATAAAACCATGCTGTCTTGGTGTATAAAAAAAGGCTATAAAGTTTTAGACGATTATAATAATATTAAAATAAAGAAATACGAAACTAATGATGTGCATTTAACAGAAGAAGAATTAAATCTACTGGAAAAAGCCGAGCTAACTGGATCAGAAGAAAGAGCTAGAGACTTATTTCTAATTGGTGCATATACAGGTCAAAGGTTTTCAGATTATAGTATGTTTGAAAAAGCAGATGTAAGAGATCAAGTTATAGTTAAGAAAGCAAAGAAAACTAAAATCACCTCCTTTATTCCTTTACATACTAAATTAAAAACCCTCTTAGATAAATACGAGTGGAAATTACCAAAAATATCTTCACAAAAATTTAATGTTAAAATACAAGAAGTCTGTAGGGCATTAAATATAAATGATCCTATAAAAAAGGTTTCTTATATGGGTAAAAATAAAAAAGAAGAAATATACCCTAAATGGAAACTAATAGGTAGCCATACTGCTAGAAGAACTTTTATAACTCTTATGAGTGAAAGAGGTATGCCAGATCACCAGCTTATGCAAGTTGCAGGAATAAAAGATGTAAAGACGTTACTAAAATATAAAAAGTTTAATTTAAATACACTTATAAAAACTAGCAATAAACTTTGGGATTAACTTTATTTTTTTACTTTTTTAAAATTATATTTATGTTTTAAATAACTATGATGCTCCTTTTGCCATTCTTCATAAATTTCTGATTTTTCTTGATTCGTATAATTTTTTAAATCATTTAATTTTTTAGTGAAATTTTGAAACGATTTTGAGGGCATTTTTTTAATTGACATATATAATTATTTTATAAGGAGCTTCGTTATATTATTTTGTGTTTTTAATAAAGCTTGATATTTTTTCTTTTTCTATTAAATTGTGTTTTTCAATAGTTTCAATAAGTATATCTAGTTTTGCTATTTTTTTATTCATTTGTAACGTTTTTTCCTTTAAAGCTTTTACTACGTCTAGCGTTTGCTCGTGATGTTTAAAAAACTTAGCATTTTCTTTCTTAGCTTTTTCCTTTATAGTTTTTATTTCATCAAATATTTTACCAAATTTACTTTCTAAATAATATTCTGCTACATCAGTTTTAATAAAGTTTATTATTTGTTTAGAAGTAACTGTAAGGTCATCTTCATTAACATTAACAGAAGCTTCTTTGCTGCTCTTTAACATTTCTCCTTCACCATTGACTAACCAGTCATAATTTATTTCAGAAAAGGCATTGATAATTCTTCCTATAGTTTTTGAGGAAGGTTTACGATTTTGATTAATAATTTTTGAAATAGTCACTCCATTTACTAATCCAATCTTTCTGCTAAAACTAGAAATTGTAAGCTGTTTTAGGCTAATAATTTGTTTAATTCTTGCATTAACTGTTGTTGTCTCCACTTTTTTTTGTTTAGTATTATATCTGTTAGGTTATAAAAGTTTGCAATCTTTTTTAATGTTTATTTAAATAAATTAGTTTATTTGTATCCAATTGTATATCTTTGTTTGTATAATAATAATAATAAACGTTAAAAAAGTATCAATGAATAGCATACAATTTACAAAAATTATAGAAGAAATACAACCTATTTGCCTTCCTTTTTATTTAGATGAATACAGTTCTAGGGATTACGATTTAGACAATGTAGAAATGAAATCTGGAGATCATATTATTCTTCTTAGTGGTAATTGTACTTATAATAAATATACAGCTTCATTTCAAATGACAGCAGATATTATTGACTCTGATGGTCAATTTTTAGAACTAACACTTCAACAGCAAAAAAACTTAAAAACAACCTTAATTAATAATATAATTTATAATGAACGAAAACATTCAGCAGTTGTTTAGTCTTTTAGACAGCAATCAACAAAAAGTCTTAGTAAAAGTATTAGCCGAGAATTACGACAAAAAACCTTTGTCTATTAGAAATAATTGGTTTTCTGGTTACAAGCAAATACCAAATAAATACCAGGGCGAAGTATTAAGAATATTACAAAGAAGAATAGAATTATTTAACCTAACACCACAATCCTAATGTCTAAACCATACATAGCAAATAAAGAGCATATACTTAAAAGAGAAAAACTTGCCAACAAATGTTTTGATTTATGTATCAAAAAATCATTTACATCTAAAAACAATCCTAAAGATTCTTTCCTAAGACAAGCTTTAAGGTTTAGCAACTTTTCTATGTACTATAGTCCAATTTTTAATATTAGAAAATAATGACAGTATACGAACAAATTATAAAAGCTACTTCATTAGATAAGCAGATGACTATTTCGGAAACTGCTAACTATTTAAACTTAAGTACACAAACTGTAAGAAAACAAATTAAAGCTGGTAGAATAAAAGCTACTCTTTACAATAAACAATTTAGAATACAAAAAGCACAATTTCATGAATCAAACTAAAACTAGACCAAATCTTAAGCTTCTCTATACTGACAAGGTTAGAAGCATATACCCAAGAGGCAAATCAAAACATGGTAACTATTATTTTGAAGTGTACTTCAATGATCGTTTTGGAGAGCCTGTTAGATGGGGTTTGTATTTCAATAAGAACAACACCATACCTTGTAAGGTTGGAGACGAAATAACGTATGAACACATAACATACGGACTAAACTATATAATAAATTTTCATAACCTAAACTTAAAATAAACATGATACTATCAAATTCAAATTCTCAAAAGAGAGACATTATTCCCTCAGGAAGTTATCCTGCAAGATGTATTTCAATGATCGACATTGGAACAATTCCTACTGAATATTTAGGAGAAAAGAAAAGCCGAACAGTCATTAGACTTGTTTTTGAGCTACCTACTTTAACTAAAGTATTTAATCCAGACAAAGGTGAGCAGCCTTATGTTATACATAGAGAGTTCACTAAGTCTTTACACGAAAAATCTGCTTTACTTCCTTTTTTAAACAATTGGAGAGGTAAGGCTCTAACTCCTGAAGACTGTATGGGTTTTGATTTAAGTAAGCTTTTAGGAGCTGAATGTCTTTTATCTATAGTTCACAATCCTGTAGGAGATAGAACTTATGCAAATATTGGAGGCATCTCTACATTACCTAAAGGCTTAGTATGTCCAGCTCAATTTAATCACAGTTTAATATGGGATTACCAAGATAATTTTAATCAAGAGTTGGTAAGCGAAGAAAACGATATAATTCCAAATTGGCTTAGAGAAAAAATACAAACATCTTCTGAATGGAAATTAAAAACAAACACTCTTAATGAGTCAAATATGATTTCAGACGATAATTTAAATAATGATGAACCTAACGATTTACCCTTTTAATTATGGAAACTATAATAAATAGAAATACCTCATACAAAACACAATTACCAATAATTAAAGATCACAGAAAATATGTCTGGGAATCTTTAAGAGATAATCCAAACGGATTAACAGCTCAAAACATTACCGATCAAAGTCATAAAAGAGTCAGTTTAATTTCTGTTAGATCAAGACTAAATGAATTATTAAACGACTGTCTTATCAGAATCAAAGGCTCTGCTAGAAATTTTAACACAGGTAAAGTAAACACCACTTATTGCCTCGTATCTAAAGCAGAAACTAAAGTAATGATAGAAAATAAATTAACAACTCTTGTAGCTGAACGTGATCTTTTACTAGAAAACTATTTTAAATATACTCTAATAGACGAAAGATTAAAGTCAATTGAAAAAGAAATAAACAGGTTAGAAGAAAAAAAACAATTACTATAATGCATGATTTAATTCAAATAAAAGCTGTAGTCGAAGATGCTTATAATGGGATAGATATATCTACTAAAACTAGAAAAATACCTCATCCAGATGCAGTTAAAATCTATTCCTACATAGCTACAGGGCTTACTGAATATGGCACTACTGAAATATCTCGTTTTATAAATAGATCACATTCTACTATTTCTGTAGCTGTAAAAACCTGTGAAGATATTATGGAGGTTGACAAAAGCTTTAGAGAAAAGGTTAGATACTGTACTCAAATATGTGCGAACATTTTAAACTTAAATACAGCTACACATAAAGAAAGAATAGATATAATTTTTACAAGACTTAGTAGCTCACAGCAAGAAGAATTGTACATGAAGGCACAGGATATGTTTGCTCTAAATAATGGATTTAAAAAAGAAATACACTATGTCAATTAAAGACCCTGCATTTTTATTTTACAGCTCTGATTTTCTTACAGGAACTATGTTTTTGACAGATGAACAAGTAGGCAAGTTTATTAGACTATTATGCCTTCAACATCAAAAAGGTCATCTGAGGAAAAAAGATATGTTAAAGATATGTAAATCATATGATGAAGATGTTTTTGAGATGTTTAAAATAGATGAAGAAGGTATGTACTTTAATGAGAGACTTGAGTACGAAGCCAATAAGAGAAAAGCCTATAGTGAATCTAGGAGAAATAATAGAAAAAATCCTAACAAGTCCTCTGTTAAAAACATATCTAAAACATATGTTCAACATATGGAAAATGAAAATGAAAATGAAAATAGAAATATAAATAGAAATAAAAGTAAGATACCTTCCGAACAAGAATTTTTAGAATATGGTAACACAATCTATAAACAACTAGGAAAAGATACTGAACCTTATAAGTTTGGTTTACTAGCTAAGTATAAGTCCTGGTTAGATAATGGCTGGAAGAATGGTCATGGTAAACCAATAAAGAATTGGAAGAACACTTTAAATAATACACTGCCGCATATAAAAGGTATTTATAATGGAAAACAAAATAATAAAAATGGACTCAGCTATTCAGCAGAGTTCCAAGAAGAACTTGCTAGAAAAATACAGTCCTAAGAATTGTATGCTGCATGCAGGCAAAGTAAAGACTATAGAAGAAGCTATGAATAGTAAAGCTCCAAGTATTGGTAGATTCCAAAATGAACATGGATCACAGTTTACTGAAGGACTTATGACATTCTGGTTATTGTACTTAAATAAAATATTAAATCTAAATAAACCAATGAGTGAAGATCAAATAAACCTTTGTTCTTCTATGATAGTAGAGGAGTTTTATATGCTTAAAATATCAGACTTAACTCTATTGTTTAAAAAAATAATCTCTGGTCAATATGGTGAGTTCTATGAAAGATTATCTATAGACAAAGTGTTGACTTTTTTTAGAGAATATTTAGATGAAAGATTAAACCTAGCAGCAGACAATTCAATTAGAAACCATTCAGACGAAATTTATAAATCAAAAAACATATAATATGCCACTACCAAAACCAAAAGCTGGAGAATCAAGGAAAGACTTTATGCAAAAATGCATGAGTGACTCAAAGGCTACAAGCGAATTTCCAAATACTGATCAAAGACTAGCTGTCTGTTCAACACAATACAGAGACAAATATGAAAAGGTAGACTTAGAATCTTATAACGATTATCCTCAGTCAGCAGTAAACAATGCTAAGAGAGCTTTAAAGTGGACTGAAGAAAACGGATGGGGTTCTTGCGGTGAGGCTACTGGAAAAAAAAGAGCATCACAAATTGCATCAAAATCAAAACTAAGTAGAGATACTATAGCACGCATGGCATCTTTTAAAAGACACCAGCAACACAAAGACGTTCCATATTCAGAAGGATGTGGTGGTCTTATGTGGGATGCTTGGGGTGGTTCTTCAGGAATCAACTGGGCTATAAATAAATTAAAACAAATAGATAAAAAATAAAATTATGCCAATTAGCAATCAAATTTTCGAAGCTTTTAGAAAACATAAAAAGGAAATCGACAAAGCTGTAGACTTTTTACATGAAGAAAACTATACTATCTACGACGATAGAGGGAAAAAAATAATTAAAAAGAAATAGTATGAATAAATTAAAAAGATTAATGCTACTGCCTCCAATGAGACAATTTGGAGAGTATGTAAAAAACTACTTTACTAGAGACATTGGTATTCTACCTTTTACAAGAAAAGTAAAATCTATAAAAGAAAAAGCACAAATTATGAATGCTGCTTGGGATGCAATGAATAGAGATATACAAGTAGAAGAATGACTGAACTGATTAAACACGCATTAGGATTCTGTGGAGAACATTGGCATCCTAATCTTTTTACTTTACTAGCAGGAGGCTTTGGATTAAGCACAATTATTTCCTGCCTGTATTTAAATTTAAGATGTAAAATTAATCGGTTTATAAAAAGTATAAAAAAGTATTGATTTGTATGCATAATTTTTGTATAATGTATCGCTTAGTATGTACACTAAGAAATACCAAAACAGAAATAAATACAAAGCTGTAAAGCAGAAATTTAATGGTCGAACCTACCATAGTAAAAAAGAAGCTGCTTATGCTGCCGAACTAGAATGGAGATTAAAGGCAGGAGAAATAGTTGAGTACATACCTCAACATCCATTAAGACTGTATGTAAATGAAAAGAAAATATGTAATTACTTTATTGACTTTAAAGTAATTTATCCAGATGGCTCTATAGAGCTAGTTGAAGTTAAAGGTTTTGAGACAGATGTCTGGAGACTAAAATGGAAACTAACCGAAGCACTACTTGATGAACTAGAACCTAATGCAACTTTAGTTTTAGTTAAATGACCAAGAATCAAGTAATACAAGACATAGCTAAATACCATGTAGAGTGGGTAAGGTTTGTATATAAAAACTCTTTAAACCTAAATCAGAAACGCAATGCTGAAGATTATGTACAAGATGCCTATATAAAGATTTTAAAATATTCTTCGTTTGATCCTGTTAAGTTTTATCAAAGTGACGGTAAAATAAACAAGAAGTATTTTTTCAGAACACTTAAAAGCATTTTGATTGATGACAATAAAAAGAAAGAAATAAGAACTGTAAGCCTAAATGAAAAATTAAATCTACCAGACATTACAGAAATAAAACAAAACCTGGAGGTAGTATTTAATAAAATAGAAAAGACAATAAACAATATGTACTGGTATGATAAAAAGATGTTAAATCTCTATGTCTACCATATTCCTAGTATTAGGAAAATCTCTACAGCAACTACAATAAGTAGTAAGTCTGTATTTAAAACACTTAAAAGGTGTAAACTCACAATAAAAAAAGAAGTAGCAAAAGAATATTATTATGGCAAAACAGGCTAAAAAATCACCAAGAAAATCAACTAGAAAAAAAGCAGCTCCTAAATCAAAAGGGCTAGGAGATAGTATTGAGAAGTTCACAAAGAAAACTGGAATTAAAAAAGTAGTGGAGAAAGTATCTGAAGTTACAGGAATTGACTGTGGCTGTGATGAAAGAAAAAATCTTCTTAATAAGATGTTTCCTTATAGAAATACAGAATGCCTTACAGAAGATGAGTTTAATTGGTTAGATGTTTTCTACAAGAGTAGAAAGTCAACTCTAACACACCAGGAGCAAACTAAAATGGTAGCAATACACAATAGAGTTTTAGCAGCTCGTAGAGAAGTCAGTTCATGTGGCTCTTGCGTAAGAGACATGGTAAACATAATGAAAAGATTATACCTAGAATACAAGAAGTGAAAAGCATAGCTATCATGTCAAAGGTCTTCGGTGGAAAGCTAGTGAGAAATAAAGGCATGGTAGCAAATGCGATAAAACATTTTGAAGGAAAACAAGTGGAGATAATTATAAAAGAAAAAAAGAAATATAGAACCTCTCCGCAAAACGCATACTACTTTGGAGTAATAATTCCTCTAACAGTAAATGCAATATATAACGAATGGGGAGAAGTATGGTCTAAAGAGAAAGCTCATGAGTTCTTTAAAAGTAGATTTCTATTTGAAGAAAGAGTAAATGAGCAGACAGCAGAGATAATACAGATTCCTAAATCTACAACTGACAATACTACTTTAGAACAAGAGGAGTATCATAATAAGTGCGTAGAGTTTTTAAAGGAGTGGTTTAATGTAGAAGTGCCACTACCAAATGAGAACATTAGAATTGATTAATCAAGTTTTTTCAAGTTATGAGTAAACATGGAGGTAAAAGAGAAGGTTCAGGCAGAAAGGCTAAAATAGAGGAGCTAGAGTTAATAGAAAAGTTAAAGCCATTAGAGCCATTAGCTTATGAAGCATTAAAGCAAGGTCTTGCAGATCAGGATTACAGATTTGTACAACTCTACTTAAACTATTACTATGGTAAGCCTAAAGAGACTAAGGACATAACTATAAATGAAGATCAACCTTTGTTTATAGATTAGATGCAAGTCAAAAAAACCTTAGCCTTAGACAAACTAAGAAACCTAAACAGTAGAACTAAAATTATAAGAGGAGGATCGTCAGCAGGTAAAACAATAGCGATCTTATTAATTCTTATAGATTATGCCATTAGAAATAAAGGTAAGGAGATTAGTGTTGTATCTGAATCTATTCCTCATTTGCGTAGAGGAGCTTTAAAGGACTTTCTAAGTATACTTAAAGGTCTGAACAGGTACTATGAAAAGAAGTTTAATAGAAGTACTTTAAAATATGAATTTAGCAATGGTTCTTATATTGAGTTTTTCTCTACAGACCAGCCTGACAAATTAAGAGGAGCAAGAAGAACTGATCTTTACATTAACGAATGCAATAATGTGCCTTTTGATGCTTACCAACAACTAGCAGTTAGAACAAGTGGAGACATATGGCTTGACTACAATCCTGCTAATTTATTTTGGGTAGACAAAGAACTAATAGGTCAAAGTGATACTGACTTTGTTACATTAACTTACAAAGACAATGACAGCCTGCCAGAATCAATAGTAAAAGAAATAGAGAAAGCAAGAGACAAAGCTAAGACATCAACATACTGGGCAAACTGGTGGAAAGTATATGGCTTAGGAGAAATAGGTAGTTTAGAAGGAGTATGTATACCAGACTGGAAAGAGATTGATAAGATACCAGAAGATGCAAGATTACTTTGTGGAGGCATGGACTTTGGTTATTCTGTTGATCCTTCAACTTATATAAGGCTATACAAGTGGAATAATGCTTACATATTTGATGAAATGCTTTATAGAAAAGGAATGCACAATAGAGACATTAGTTTATTTCTTACAAGCCAACACATTAAAGAAAACATATATGCAGATTCAGCAGAACCTAAATCAATAGCTGAACTTAAGAACTATGGTCATGCAGTTTATCCTGTAACTAAAGGTAGAGATTCAATAATCTATGGAATTAACCTTATGAATCAAAATGAAATCTATGTTACTAGAAAAAGCAAGAATCTAATCAAAGAACTACAAGGTTACATTTGGGCTAAAGACAAAGAAGGTAATGACTTGCAAAAACCAACAGGAACACATCCAGACTGCATTGATGCTGCCAGGTATGCACTTATGATGCAACTAGAAAATCCTAACAGAGGTCAATATCATTTTTATTAAAGTGTGCATATGTACTGCACACATACTTTATATGTTTGTAGTGTAAAAAATGTATAACCTTTAATTTTTAATTTATGACTTTTAAAATAAACTCAAGTAACACTTTTAAGGATGATCTAAAAGAAAATCCTAAAGCTGCAATGTATATGCTTAAATCTTTTATTTATGTTTTAAACACTAAACGTAATGACAAGTATTTAGATTTATGTAGAAAATACTTTGCATTTAAAAAAGATGAACTTGCTGACAATATGCTTACTCTTATAGGGTTTCAGCAAAGGTTATTTGAACCAATATTATCAGAAATGATAAAACTTAAAGACAGTAAGCGTCAAGTTGAGTAGACTCGAACATCTATAAAACTTGTAACCTTACAAACGTATAATCGGATAAAATTAAAACCAATTCGAGAAAGCGTAAAGAGTTGAAGTGATATAAACGCTGTTATAGTTGTGGGGGAAATAGATGGAGTGTTAGTAACAAAAAATGTTTTATAGCATAATTTAGTAAAGTCTAGCTAAATAAGTAAACATAATGAGGTTACTGGGCAACTAAATAGGTAAGACGAAAGTTTTACGACTCTTATAAACCAGTCTTGTCGAGAGGGCTGGTTTTTTTTATTAGTAGTGGAGTACAGTTTATGATTTTATCGTACATATAGTATGAAAGTCAAAATATTAGTACCTGAATCATTAGCAGAAATTACATTAGAGCAATACCAAAAGTTTCTAAAGATTTCTGAAGAAAATGAGAACAGTTTATTTCTACAACAAAAAATGATAGAGATATTCTGTAACATAGAGTTAAAGCAGGTATTAAATATAAAATACAATTCAATAGTTAAAATAACTAATCATTTAAACAAGCTGTTTGAGCAGAAGCCTGAATTTACACCAACATTTAAAAGACAAAACTTAGAGTTTGGATTTATCCCTAAACTAGATGACATGACCTTTGGAGAATTTGTAGACTTAGATACTACAATAGCAGACTGGGAGAATATACATAAAGCTATGGGAGTTTTATACAGACCAGTAACTCTAAGCAAAAACAAAAAGTATCAAATAGAATCTTATGAGTCTTTTGATAAATATGACATGCAAAAAATGCCATTAGATGTAGTTCTTGGAGCTTTGTTTTTTTTTTGGAATTTAAGCAAAGAATTAACGATACATATACCGAACTTTTTCAGGGAGGAGTTACAGAATCTGACCTCTCAGCAAAAGCAAACTTTGGAAGAAAGTGGGGTTGGTATTCAAGCCTATATGGACTCAGTAATGGAGATGTACTTAAACTTAACAAAGTTACAAGACAGCCATTACACCAATGCTTAATGTTTTTGTCTTTTGAAAAGGATAAAAATGAAACTGAAACTAGAATATTAAAACAAAAAATAAAGTAGTGAAAGAATTTTTAGTAGAGGAGCTTTATGAAAGAGGGTTTATACCTTATGATGAAACTATTGTACTAGCAGAAGGTTTTGAAGATGCTATGATAGGAGTAAGTACAACAAATCCTAAAAGAGCTGTTTACAGCTATTGGAAATGCCTAGACTGTCTAATTAAGACTAAAGTAAATAATCAAGTATTTGACTTTGATGCAGCTTTAGAATGGTTAGACGATTATATAGAAGAAACTAATAATAGTGATATAAACTCATTCACTCCAATATTTATTAAAACATTATGACATCTTATTATAAAATAATCGATACACTTAAAACTGCTTTAGAAGCAGAGCCATTTGTTAATACTGTAAGCTATGGTAACATCTATGATGTAGATTTATCTAAGCAAACAATATTTCCTCTGTCTCACATTATGGTCAATCAAGCTACAATTGCAGCACCAATTATAACGTTCAATGTAACAATAATGTGTATGGATATTGTAGACGATCCTAAGACAGAAAGCACCTCTACATTCTTAGGAAATAATAATGAACAAGATATACTGAATACTCAGCTTAATGTAGCTGACAGAATAGTAAGTAAACTAATGAGAGGAGATTTATTTAGTGACTTATTTCAATTAGATGGTACAGCAACCTGTGAGCCATTTAATGAAAGATTTGAAAACAGCTTAACAGGATGGGCTGTAACATTTGACATAACAGTTCCTAACCCAATGACTATTTGCTAATGGAAAATAAAAGATTATACAATGAACTAAATAAGTTTGGAAAGTATGTAGTACAACAATCAAGAAGCAATTTAACTAAAGAAAAGCATAATGCTACAAAAGAACTTTACAATTCAATAGGATATTTCTTAGATCAAACTGCAAGAGGCTATAAATTAAGTTTTGAAATGGAAGATTATGGGATGTTCCAAGACAGAGGGGTAAGAGGTGTAAAGTCATATTATGCAGACAGAGCTACAGCAAGTTCTCCATTCAAATACAAACAAAGCAGTAAGCTTATAGGTTTAGAATACCATACAGGAGTTTTTTCAAAGTTTGCTAAAAGAATGGGTTTACAACCTAGAAATAAAAAAGGTCAATTTGGATCATATAAAACAATGGGATATATACTAGCTAATAGTATAAAAGACAAAGGAATTAAAGCAAGTATGTTTTTTACAAAACCATTCGAACAAGCTTTTAAAAGGCTTCCAGAGGACATTGAAAAATCTTTAATTGCTGATTTAACAGAAAATATATATCAAAAATGAGTACAATAATAAATGCAAGAAGTCCATATTACGTTAAAATAAGTCCTGCTGCAAATACATTGACTACAGTAACAATGAGTCTTTATATTTATTCAGGAGTGTTTACTACAGCAAAACCAGCTTCTGCTCAATACACAATAACTAAAACACCAATAGGCACTAATAATTATGTAGTGTTTGAGATAAGTCAATTAGTAAAAGATTATCTAGATACAGAATATGGAAACTTCTCCACAGATGCAGTTTGGGTTGAAGCAGATGTGGCATTGACAACAAATGTAGGATCAGAAAGTCAAACATTAGATTATTTAAGCTTTGAAGGTTTTGGCTATTTTGAAAATGGAGTAAATCCAAGACAATCTACTAATCCTATAAATACTTTAGTTACAGGTACTACAGACGGAGTAACAGTAGCTTATAAACTACAAGACTCCACACAAAACTTTTTAAATACAGTTAGTCTAGGTGATACAGTAAATAATACAAGTGAGGGAGGTTCTACAACCATTACAGCAATTGAAAGCAATACATCCTTAGCTCTTAAAGATGACATCATGGTTTCAACACCTGATAATTATACTATTGTAGCTCAACCTAATTACACACCAGCTTTATTACAAAGCAATACTAAAATCTATTTTAAACAAGGAACTGATATTGTATTCCCTGTATTTGCTGAAGCTGAACCCACTATTACATTTACAAGTGGAGGAGGAGCAAACATTAAGTGGGAAAGAACAGATGAATTTTGGAACTTGTATCAAAACTACTGGGGAAATATATTAAGTCCAATTGTAGTTCCTGACAGTACAGACTCACTTGAAAAAATAGTTTACATAAGAGTTACTCCAACACTTACTTTACAAACAGGAGATACAATAACTGTAGTCTCCACTAAGTCTGGTTATGCTCAATCTTTTACGATTACACTTGAAGCTGTATGTGAGCCTAAGTATGAACAATTACAAATTATATTCTACAATAAGTTTGGTGCAATGCAGATTATGCCATTCTTCAAAAAATCTGTTACGTCTATAAATGTAACAAGTAATGAATTTAAAAGAAACATCATGGAGTTTGACAACGATCCAAACTATGATATATCAAAACATGATATTGCAACTCTTGGTGTAAACGGTAACGAGAGGATAAGTATTAACTCAGGATTTATAGATGAAAGCTTTAATGAGATCATAAAAGAACTTATGCTAAGTGAACAAGTCTGGGTAGATAATGGTAGTTCAGTATTACCTATAAACCTAAACTCTAAATCACTAACATTTAAAAAATCTGTGAACGATAAGCTTATAAATTATACAATGGACTTTAGCTATGCGTTTGATACTATAAATAACATTAGATAATGCAAAACATTCAATTATTTATTGGAAATACATTAGTAGACTTATTTGATGACGAATCAGTTTCTTTAACCAATACTATACAAGAAATTAAAGATATTGCTAAGGTGTTTACAAGCTTTTCACAAAGTTTTGTAGTTCCAGCTTCAAAAGTAAATAATCAACTGTTTAAACATTACTATAATTTTAACATAGATAATGGATTTGATGCTAGACTTAAAGTGGATGCTACAATTGAATTAAATTATCTTCCTTTTCAAAAAGGTAAAATAAAACTTGAAGGAACTGAACTAAAAAACAATGAAATTTATGGTTACAATATTACTTTCTTTGGTAATACTGTAGAGCTGAAAGATTTAATTGGTGAAGATACTTTAGATGCATTAGTAGGAGACTCAAACTGGATAGATGGGTTTTCAATTCCTTATAGTTCCTCAGCAATACTTTCTGGATTAAGAAATGGTTACGATATAACAAATGACGGAGTGTCTTATTCTAATGCAATTATAACTCCACTTATTACACATACAACTAGACTATTCTATGATACTGCAAGTGATACAGCAGACGATGGAAATTTAGCTCCTAATGGAAATGGCGAAAGTGCTGCTATGAATCATGGAGTGTACTGGAAAGATTTAAAGTATGCTATTAGAGTTGATCTTATAATTAAAGCTATTGAGAAAACGTATGGCATAACTTTCTCTACAGATTTCTTTAATTCTAGTAATGCTCCTTACTACAATCTATATATGTGGATGCATAGAAAAAAAGGTAATGTTGACGATCCTAATGCTCCAGCTACTTTTCCGCAATTAGTAAATTTTGGCTTAGATAGTACTATGACTAATGTTTTAGCAGCAGGTCAAACAGTAACGGTCAGTAATCAAACAGGAAATAATAAAATAACTTCTACTTTAACTGTAACTCCTAACTCAGCAGAAAATACTGTCTATACTGTTAACGTAATAAAAGACGGTGTTATACAAGATAGTTTTTCACAAACTGCACCGAGTGCTATAAGTGAATCAGTAGATTTAACAGACGGAAATTATCAAGTACAAATAGTAGTAAGAGAAGAATTTACAATAGATTCTATTTCTTGGGATTTAGCTGATTTACAAGTTCCAGAATCGCATACTATTAATTTAAGTGCTTTTACTATACAAGCAATAACACAGTTTGTTCCTTCAGCGCAGTTACCACCTCAAAAGGTGTTAGAATTTCTTACAGGTATCTTCAAGTTATTTAATCTTACAGCTTTTGTTTTAGATAACGGTACTATAAAAGTGCAAACACTAGATAGTTTCTATAATAATCAAAGTACAGGATCACCATTCGACATAAGCAGCTTTGTAGACATAAGTAAAAGTCAAGTTAATCTTGCTTTGCCTTATAGAGAAATTATATTTCAATACAAAGGGTTAGGCACGAAGCTTGCTATGCAGCACGAACAGCTTACAACAGGTGGAGTAGGATGGGGAACAACTGAATATATGGGAGATGCAAAGTATGATGGTGGTGTATATAAAGTTGAAGCACCTTTTGAACACATGAAATACGAAAGGTTAATAAACATAGCTAATGGTAATAATACTACAGCTCAAGTAGGTTGGTGTGTAAATGATAATGATGAACCGTATTTGGGAGAACCTATTTTATTTTATCCTGTATACCAACAAAATCAAGATCAAATTAGATTTTTAAATGACAGACCTTATCTAAATGCAAGTTCTAATATTGACATAGACGATTATTTTATTCCTAGCAATAGTGTAGCAATAGATGCTGCAACTTCAACTGCTAATATTAACTACAATCAAGAAAATAACGAGTACGATATAACAGGAAATTTTACAGGTACACTATTTCAAACCTACTATGCAAATTATATAACTCAAATGTTCAATAGTAAAAGAAGGCTAAATAAATTTACAGCTTATCTCCCTACAAACATTTTACTTAATTATGAATTGTCAGACCGATTTATAATAAACAATATTAGTTATAAAATAAACTCTGTAAATACTAATCTAAAAACTGGTTTAAGCACCTTAGAATTATTAAATGAAGTATAATGATAGGATCGATATTAGAACTTATAAAAATAACTAATTGCAAAGGTAAATTTACTGAAATAGCAAAAGGCAAAAACAAATTACCTGAAACTTTTAAAGAAGCATATAATCAATTTAAAAAAGAATTAAGAAATGGCTAAAGAAATTATTATAGATATTAATGTAAGAGATGCTGAAAAAGCTCTACAAGAAATTAATGAAACTTTAAGAGTACAAAAAGAAATTATTGCAGATTTAGAAGTTGCTAATACTAAACTTGAAAGTCAATTAGAAAAAACTTCAAAAAAAGATTTAAATAGACGTAGAGATATTACAAAACAAATATCAAAAAACAAACAGCTTATAAAAGAAGAGAAAGCAGGTATAAAAGCTAATACAGCCGAAAGGGATAAGGCAAATGAAGCTTTAAAAGTTGCAAAAGAAAACACAGCCGATCTTAGTGGAGCTATGAATATCTTAGATAGTCAGACAGGAGGTCTTGCTTCTAGTCTTACAACATTTAGCTCAGGTGGTCTAAAGAAAACAATCAAAGGCTTTATGACCTTAAAAACATTAGCTATGGCTAGTGTATTTGGTTTAATAATTGGTGCTATAACTGCTTTAAAAACAGCTTTCACTTCATCTGAAGAAGGTCAAAACAAATTTTTAAGTATTATGACTCAAATTGGAGTTGTAGTAGGTAACGTTACTGATATAGTCGCTGATTTAGGAATGGGCATATTTAATGCAGGTAAAGCTTTAGTTAAATTAACGACAGGAGATTTTGCAGGAGCTACAGCAGCTTTTGCAGAAATGACTACTAATGTAAAATCTGCAACTAACAGTATAGTCAATTTTGGTGAAGAAACTAGAAAGGAAATAAAACTTGCTAAAGAATTATCACAGCAAAGAGCTAAAGCAGACAAAGCTGAAAGGAAATTAATAGTTGAAAGAGCAGAAGCAAATAGAAAGGTTGCAGAGCTTAGAGAAAAAGCAGCAGACAAAGAAAATGTTAGTGTACAAGAAAGAATAGAAGCTATAAAAGAAGCAGGTAAAATTGAAGAAGAAATAACTGCTAAAGAAATAGAAGCTGCAAGGTTAAGGTTTGAAGCTAAGAAAACAGAGAACTCACTTAGCAAATCTACTAAAGAAGATTTAGATGAAGAAGCACAATTACAGGCTACATTAATTGATTTAGAAACTGCAAGACTAAGAAAACAAAAGGCACTTACTGCTGAAATTACTACAGCACTAAGAGAAGAAGAAGCAGAAAGAAATAGAATTATAGCTGAAAGAAAAGCTAAAGAAGCTCAAGATAAAAAAGACAAAGAAGCACAAAAGAAAATTGACGATGAAAATAAAGCAAAACAAGCTAAGTTAGATAAAGAAGCAGCAGATAAATTAGAAGCAGAAACTAAAGAAAGAAATCAAAGAGTTGCTGCTTCAGAAATAGAAATAGAACAAAGGAGATTAAATGCTAAAAAAGCATCAACAGATGGGATAATAAGTTTATTTGGTGCTGAATCTACAGCAGGCAGGGCAGCAGCAGCACTTAGAGGTGTACTAGCGGCTCAAGAAATGATCGCTGAAGCAAAAAAAAGTATAACCTTTTCTAGTTTAGCAGCAGCTAACTCAGCTACAGCAGTTGCAGAAGGTACTGCACAAACAGCTAAAGTTGGTTTTCCTCAGAATATACCTATGCTTATTGCTTATGCTATACAAGCAGCAGGTATTATATCTTCAATTACAGGAGCAGTAAGTAAATCAAAATCTATAGCCTCACAATTAGGAGGTGGTGGAGGCGGTGGTTCAAGTGTTAGTTTTCAAGCTGCACCAACTCCGTCAGTTCCTCCAGCTTTTAATGTAGTAGGAGCAAGTGCAACTAATCAATTAGCAGGAGCTATAGGCTCACAATCACAGAAACCTGTACAAGCTTTTGTAGTTTCTAATGATGTGACTACAGCACAGAGTTTAGAAAGAAATATTATACAAGGAGCTAGTATAGGGTAACACTTTACAATTTAATCGTACATATAATATGGATATTATAGAATTATTTTTAGACGAAGAAAACGAGCATTCAGGAATAGAAGCTATTTCTGTTGTTGAATCTCCTGCAATAGAATCAGATTTTATTGCACTTAAAAACCAAGAAATTAAAATGGCAGAAGTAGATAAGGAAAAAAGAATCCTTATGGGAGCTGCCTTAATACCAAATAAGCCTATTTATAGAAAGAATGAAATGGGAGAGGGTTATTATGTCTTTTTCTCATCTAATACTGTAAAAAAAGCTTCTGAAATGTTTTTTATTAGAGGCAACCAGTCTAAAGCTACTTTAGAACACCAAATGTCTGTTCAAAACTTGACTGTTGTAGAATCATGGCTAGTAGACAATCCTAAAATGGATAAATCAGTCAATTATGGCTTAGATGTTCCTAAAGGCACTTGGATGGTTTCTATGAAAGTTAATAATGATGAAATCTGGAACGATTATGTTAAAACAGGTAAAGTTAAAGGGTTTTCTATTGAAGGCTTCTTTTCAGATCAAGCTAACAGACCAAAAGAGCAGATAGAAGAAGAGTTAGAAGCTAACAGCCTAATTAATAAAATAAAAGACATAATAAATGAAAATAAAACCATTTAAAAACCTAGCACATTCCTCTCCAAGAAATAGCAAACGTGGTTGTTTATGTAAAGACAATACTTACAGTTCTAAATGCTGTAATGGTGGTTTACATGAGCAAGGCATTGGAAAAACTAGAGCTAGTTAAAAATAAGTGGGAACACTTTTAGATTTTGTCGTACATATAATAAGGAAATTAAATTAATAAAATGAAAGCATCAGAAATAGTTGAATCAATCAAAGAAGTTCTAGGGATGGAACTTTCAGAAGTTAAAGTAGAACTTGAAGAAAGAAAATTAGAAAACGGAACTAGAATAGAAGCTGAGTCTTTTGAAAAAGGAAAATCAGTATTCATTTTGACAGATGACGAAAAAGTAGCAATGCCAGTTGGAGAATATTTATTCGAGGACGGTACTTTACTTCTTGTAGAAGAAGAAGGAGTAATTGCAGATGTTAGAGAAGATGTAGACGATGAAGTTCCACAAAAAGAAGAAGCAGGAGAAGAAAAAGAAGAAATGAAAGAAGAAGAAGAATATGATGAAGAAGCAGATGTAGCTGACTGGAAAGGAATGGAAAAAAGAATTAAAAACTTAGAAGATGCTATTGCTGATTTAAAATCTGACAAAGAAAACAAAAACTCTAAAGAAGTTGAAGCTTCTGAAGAAGTTAAAGAAGAAGAAGTAGTAGAGGAAAAAGTAGAAGCATCTAAAGTTGAATTAAACAAAGTAGAAGCTGCTGAACCAATATCTCACAATCCTGAAAAGGTAGAGAAAAAAGAAAGAGTACACTTAGCTAAAAATAGAGCTAAAAGCACTTTAGATAGAGTATTAGAAAAATTAAACAATCACAAATAACAATTAAATTTTAAAACATGAGCAATCACAAAGTAGACCTAGCAACTACGGTCAACATTACAACGACTTATGCAGGTCAATGGGCATCTAAATATGTGTCTATTGCTTTGCTAAGTGGAAAAACTTTAGACAATGGCGGTGTAACAATTATGCCAAACATTGACTACAAATATGTCATCCAAAAAGGAGCATTCGACTCTAACTTCATTAAAAACGCAAGCTGTGACTTTACAGATACAGGTGCAGTAACTTTAACTGAAAGAGTCCTTACATTAGAGGAGTTCCAAATCAACTCTGAGTTTTGTAAAAAAGACTTTTCACAAACTTGGCAAGCTGCTGAGATGGGATATTCGGTACTGAACTCTGATTTACCATCTTCATTTCAAGAGTTTATTGTTACAAATTTTGCTGCTAAAATAGCTGACAAATATGAGCAAACAATCTGGAATGGTTCTAATGCTAACGAAGGAGAATTTGACGGATTTACAGTTCTATTTGCTGCTGACGGAGACGTAAATGATGTTACTGCTGTAGTAGGAGGTATCAATGCTGGAAATGTAATTGCTGAATTACAAAAAATCGTTGCTGCAATTCCTGCAACTGTTTACGAAAAAGAAGATATGCACGTTTACATAGGAACTGACATCTTAAGATTCTACATTCAAGCTTTAGGCTTAGTAGGAGCTGGTTCAGGTATTGATAATAAAGGAACACTTTGGTACAATGGAGTTCCATTAACTATAGACGGAGTAAAATTATTTCACTCACCAGGTATGCCTGCTAATAAAGCAGTAGCTGCTCAATCTTCTAATTTATACTTTGGTACTGGATTACTTTCAGACATGAACGAAATTAGAATTATTGACATGCAAGACATCGATGGATCACAAAATGTAAGATTCATTATGCGTTGGAAAGCTGGAATTGAGTACGGAATAGGAAGCGAAGTAGTATTATACGCTTAATAGTAAGAAAATAAAGTTTAACCTTTTAAAATAAATAAATATGGCATGTAATTTAAGCGCAGGTAGAGCAGTCCCTTGTAAAGATGTAGTAGGGGGAATACAAAAGGTTTTCTTTGTTGACTTTGGAGGACTGGGTAATATCACATATACAGCAGATGAAATAACTGATGCAGATGGAACATTCTCAGCTTACGAGTACGATCTTAAAGGAGGTAGTAGTTTAGAACAAACTATTACAAGTTCAAGAGAATCTGGAACAACTTTCTTTGAGCAAGTACTTACTTTAAATCTTACCAAATTAAGTAAAGAAGATAATGTACAAATAAAGCTATTAGCTTATGGTAGACCTCAAGTAGCAGTCGTTGACAACAACGGTAATGCATTCTTAATGGGTGTTGATCATGGAGCTGAAGTGACTGGAGGAACAGTTGCAACAGGAACAGCAATGGGTGATCTTAGTGGTTACACACTAACTCTAACTGCTCAAGAAAAACTTCCTGCTAACTTTATTTCAGGTGCAACCCTAGCTAATCCTTTTATTGGATTATCAAGCGCAACTGAGACAATAGTGACAGGTACTAATAGCTAAAAAACGATAGGTTTCTTTTCATTAAGTTTTGTTTAGGTTAGGAGGGGGTGCTTTAACGAGTAACCCCCTTTTATTTTTAAAAAGGTGTTATGATAATATTGCAAGAGACAAATAATAATCAAATAGTAAAAGTAATTCCTAGAGAATATACAGCTACTACAACATATACTGTAAGCATTACAAGCGATAGTGAAAACAAAAGCGTTTATACTAATAATTTTACAAATGAATTTACTTCTGATAGGTATTGGTATCAATTTACAGATGCTTTTCCAAATTTAGAACAAGATAATTTTTATACCCTGAGAATATCAGATGCGGCTTCAAACAATGTGTTTAGAGGACGTATTTTCTGTACTAACCAAACAATAAGTAGTTATAGTGTTAACTCAGGTCAATACACTACAACTACATCAACTAATGAATTTATATTCTATGAAGCATAAAAGTAACATTCATATTTTAGAGCTAAATGCCTATACAGCTCCTAGAGTTTATGAAGAAAGAAATAAAGATTTTGTCTCTATTGGAGAAGACAATAATTATTACCAATATATTATTGACAGGTATATAGGATCAACTACAAACCATGCTATTTTAAATGGCGTGACCAACTTTGTATACGGTCATGGTATTGATGCTACAGATTCTAGTAAAAAACCAGAGCAGTATGCTCAAATGAGGTCATTATTAAAGAATAAAGACTTATTTAGAGTAGTCCAAGACTTTGTTATACTAGGAGAAGGAGCATTTCAAGTAACTTACAATAGTGAAAGAAAGATAGATAAGCTTACCTACTTCCCAAGACAGACTTTAAGAGCTGAAAAATGTAATGATAAGGGCGAAATAGAGGCTTATTACTATCACCCTGACTGGAAAGAATACAAAAGAAATGATGTTTTAAAGAGAATACCAGTATTTGGTACATCAAATGAGCAAAATGAAATCTTTATTGTCAAGAAATATGTGGTAGGATTCCACTATTATAGCTTACCAAGTTACTGTGCGTCCTTACCTTACGCGCTGCTAGAAGAAGAAATCTCTGCTTATTTAATAAATGAAACGCAAAATGGATTTTCAGGTACTAAAGTAGTAAACTTTAACAACGGAGTTCCTGACAAAGAGAAGCAAATACAGATTAAAAATGACATTTTAGGCAAATTAACAGGCTCTATTGGAGACAAAGTTATTGTAGCGTTTAATTCTAATCAAGAATCTGCAACTACAGTAGACGATATTTCTTTAAACAATGCTCCTGAACACTATGCATATCTGTCTGAAGAATGTGTAAAAAAATTAATGGTAGGTCATAGAATAACTTCGCCACTTCTTTTAGGGATAAGAGAATCTGGAGGAGGACTAGGTAATAATGCGGATGAAATACAAACGGCTACAGATTTATTTGACAATATAGTTATAAGACCAGCTCAGGACATTGTTATAGATGCCTTAGACGATCTTTTAGCTACAAATGACATTGCACTTAATCTTTACTTTAAAACTCTTAAACCATTAGATTTTATGGATGAAGATACTGATTTGACAGACGATCAAATTGAGGAAGAAACAGGTGTTAAGCAAGAAGATATTGACGAACAAAAAGTAGAAGTTGATTTGCATAAGATTGACGGTATTTTAGTTTTTGAAACTAAAGAAGAAGCAGAGGAACAAGCTGAAAAATTAGGATGTAAAGGGTATCACGAACATGAAGAAGACGGAAAGATTTGGTATATGCCATGCGAGTCACATGACGATTATCCTACTGCAATTAATTTATCTGAAAATGAATTAAGCGAAGATGAAACTAAAAATGTTTTAGGAATACTTACAGATAGAGGTCAAAAAATGAGTGATGACTATGTGTTTGTTGATGAAATTGATAATGATAATGATATTGACAATGAAGACTGGGCTAATTATTTAATTAAAGAAAAACAAACTACTCTTTCTAAAATTAAAGGATTATTAGGTTTTAAAGATGAAATAGATTCAAGAAAAAAAGGAAATGTATTTAGTGTGCTAGATTCTCCTAATGGTGTATATAAAATAAGATACACTTACGCTGTTGGTTCTACAAAAAAAATGAAAAAAAATAAAGAGACTGGTAAACTAAATGAGTCAAGAGATTTTTGTAGAAATATGATGAACATGGCGAGATCTGGTATTGTATGGACTATTGAAGATATTGACGATGCTTCAAGAGAAGGTGTAAATAAAGAGTTAGGTCATAAAGGGAGAAAATACGATTTGTTCAAATTTAAAGGTGGAGTTTATTGTAGACATAAATGGGTAAGAAAGTTATATAGATTAAGAGCTAATACAGAAGAATCAAACAATTTAGAAGATTATAAAGCGACTAGAACAATTCCCAAAAGATATGACAGAAATCCACCTGGTTCAAAACAAGCTGTTAAAGCTCCAGAAAATATGAAAAATAACGGTCATTATCCAGGCTGGAAACCTAAAAAAAAATAAAATTAAACTATGGCACAGGTATTATTTATAAATAGAGACGATCTTGTAAGATTCACATCAGCTAACGGTAATATTGATACTGATAAATTTATTCAATATATTTTTATAGCTCAGGAAATACAAATACAAAGATTTTTAGGTACAGAATTATATAATCAGTTAGAGACTAAAATTGCTAACAATAATTTAGCAGGTCATTATTTGACTTTAGTTACAGATTACATAAAGCCTAGTTTATGTCATTGGGCTATGGTAGAATACCTTCCTTTTGCTGCATATTCAATTTCTAATAATGGAATATATAAACACACTTCAGAAAATGCAGTCAATGCAGATAAAAATGAAGTAGACTTTTTAATAGAAAAAGAAAGAACAACAGCTCAATATTTTTCAAATAGACTTATTGATTATTTACAGGATCAGGCGGCAGCTAATTTTCCTGAATATTATTCAAATAGCTACCCTGACATATACCCAGACGACACAGCAAATTTTGGTGGATGGCAGTTAAGTTAGACAAAACTAATGAGCAAGAAAAGAATGAAGTATTGCTTAAAAAATATTTAAAAAAGAAAGTAGAATCATTAAAAAATAAAACAAATTGGCAACATTTACAGGACAACTAATTTCAGCTACATACGATGCAATATTAAAAACAGTCGATAATGATGCTATAGGTTCTACAGCAAAGCAAATTACAGACGGTTTAGGTAATTCTACTCCTTTATATATATCAACTACTCAAATAGGTATTGGTATAACTCCAACAGAGGCTTTCCACGTTTCAGGAAATGCTTTAATTACTGGGAACATAACTGTTAATACAGATGCTACTATTACAGGAAATTTATCATGGGGTTCTTTAACAGATTTAGGTGAAAGCATAACTATTACAAAGTTTGTAGATGCAGCAGATGGTATAGCAAACAACAACAACGATACTACTATCCCTACTTCAGCAGCAGTAAAAAGCTTTGTAGATTCAAGTATTACAGCTCAAGATTTAGATTTTTTAACAGACTCAGGAACAGGTCAAGTAGATTTAGATTCACAAAGTCTTATTGTTTTAGGAACAACTAACCAGATTGAAACTATTGGATCAAATCAAACTATTACTCTTAGTTTACCTACAACTATACATAGAAATTTACAAGGTAATGTAACTGGAAATGTTACAGGTAATGTTACAGGAAACGTTACAGGCAATTTAACTGGTGATTTGACTGGTAATGTTACAGCCACTTCTATTTTAGTGGACGGAGTAACTGCAACTACACAATTATCTAGTGATGACTCTACTAAAGTAGCTACAACAGCCTATGTAAAAAGTTTAAACAATGCAAGTGATTTAGATTTTACAACTGACTCAGGTAGTGGTACTGTAATTTTAAATACACAAACATTTAGTGTTGTAGGTACTGCTAATGAAATAGAAACTACTGGATCAAATCAACAATTACAAATTGGTTTGCCAAGTACTATAACTGTCAATGTTACTGGAAATCTAACAGGTAATGTAACTGGGGATTTAACAGGTAATGTAACTGGGGATTTAACAGGTAATGTAACTG